GGGCTTCTTCTGTTGGCTTGGACTTGGGCTTTCCGCTAAGTAGGCCAATGAGCCACTGCCAAATGCCCTTGATTGCCTTGACATCTGCAAGGACACCTTCAACTGTCTTCTTAGCACCTTCAAGTTCCATTCGCCCCTCATGGAGCATTGCACAGCCTTGCTTAATAAAGCCAACTGCACCTTGCGCCAACATGAGGAGAGAAAAAGGATCAATGGGTTACTCCTAGCCAACAATGGCACTAACGTATTTCTTGGTTTCAGCAAAGTCTGGCACTTTATTACCAGCCTTGATGACATTTCCAGCCCCTGCGTTGTATGCCGCAGTAGCCAACTTAACATCGCCATTAAAAAACTTTAGTTGTTTTGCCCAATAGCGCACACCACCACGGACATTTTGTTCAAGGTCGTATGGATCAACGCCTAATTCTTGAGCAGTTGCAGGCATAAGTTGCATCACGCCAATAGCACCCTTGGGAGACAAAGCAGACTGCTTAAACCCAGACTCTTGGTTTGCCAATTTAGTAAGCAAGTTAACGTGCTCTCCAACGCCTAGTTTTTGAGCCTCATCCTCAATAATGGAAGAGACCTCTTGCTTTCTAGGTGTTGAATCTTGTTGCAACTTCAGCAGTTCTTGAAACTCAGCAGGGCTTAAACCTTCTTGCGGTTGTTCTTGAGTTTGCTCTGGTGCTTGCTCTTGTTGCATAGCATCAGGCATTTGTGCATTTTCAGATTGCTGATCAATCCCAATGTTTATGCCATTGTTTATCATGCTCTGCTTTAGTGCGCCTGTTGCTGTCTCAATCGCAGAATCCTTGCCTGAAGCCAAGGCAGACCTAGCCTTATTAACGCTTGTCAACAAGTCCTTAACTGAGTCTGGGTTAGCAAAAGCGTTCATAAAAGAAGCATTATCAAGACGCTCTTTCCTGTTTTTCAAGAAACGGGCGGCAAGCGATAAGGTTGCATATGTTGCTGAGAAAATAGGTGAAACAAAACTTGTTGCCGCTGTTATTCCAACATCCGTAGCAACTCCACCAAAACCTCGTGCCTTTTTAGACAATTCAAGGTCAATCTTGTCACCCAACATATCTGTTGCTTTAATGAGTTTCTGAGCGTTCTCTAACGCTTGCTTACCAAACGCATTTTCAAATGATGCTTTGTTCTTTTCTAGGAAGGCTAAAGAATCATCTTGTTTAAATGCCGTGTTAAGCATTGCTCTTTGGATGCCTTTAGTCTCAGCACCAGTAGTGTCCTTCTTGGCAACATTGAGCAACTTGTTAAGCATCTCAGGCTTTGCAAAAGCACCTGATTCATTAGTGTTAAATACATCCTCAAGACGAGTTTTTCTAATTAAGGTAGTTGTTGCCGCATCAGCCATGTCTGCCACAGCCTGTTCAGCATTTGCTCTTGTTCTGCCATAAGCATCAAGATTGATTGATAAGTTCTCAAACTTAGTTTTTATTTCAGGAATAATCCTAAAGACATCAGGATTTGAACGAATAAATGACTTAACAGCATTAGGATTGATTGTTCCATCAGGTTTAACAGCACTTTCTTTGCTTAAAAAGATGTGCGTAATCGCATCAGTTAATGCGTTGATAGAGTCAGGAGTTCTCCCGTTTATGTTTATATACTGGTTAACAACTTCTGGGCTGTTGAACTTCTTGTATACATCTTCATTCTTGATTGCATCGCCAAACCTATTTTTTCTATACAGTTGACCACCAATGCCCTCATAAAATTGACTCATAAATTCATCGCCATACTCTTGCTTCAAGGCAATATAGCGTTTCCCGAAATCCCCACCAAGGCGTTCTATTTCACTATCTAAAACATCTTTAGCAGTTTGAAGTTGTGCCAAACCAATCCTTGCGTTTGGATCGCCAGCAGTTGCGGCACGATAGCGGATACTAACTTCTTTGTTTAACTCTTTAGAGTATTGGTCAATCAATGAGAATGGAGAGCCTGTTTGCTCATTCACATTAGTCCTGAACCCTTCAATTGCTTTTTGCAAAACAGGTGGAAGTGTTTGGAATAGGTTGTCATCAATGGATTGTGTGGCTTTATACAACTTTTGGACACCATTCTGATCTAATCCAATGTTGTTAAGATCGGCTTCTGTCCTTAAATATTCAAAAGCCGTGTCGTAATAGCCTTTCTTGGCTCTTTTCTGTGTTTCAATGGCTTTTCTTATGTTTTCACCAATAGCATCTTGATACTTTCCAGAACTTGCCAAGAACTTCTCTGAAAGATTCTTAACTGCCTTATCAGCATATGCACTCAAACCTTGCAATGTTTTAAGTGATTGTGCATTTTCAGCACCAAATGACTGTAAAACCCCATTAGAAACAGGGAACAACTCATCAATCTTGCTTTGCAATGCGCTCTCAGACTTGAGCCTGTTTGTTCTGACTGTGTTAATTGAATCAACACTATTGGCACTAGCGTCTTTGGCTTACTGTGTAATGCTCAATTCTTTGGTGATTTCACCCAAGTTAGGAGAGTAATCTTTGCCAAGGAATGACTTTAACTCTGCCGCATCTTGGAATCGTTGTGCAATGTTTTCATCCTTTGCAACCAAATCAGACAATGCTTTAGGAATTGGCTCTTTTGCAGGCATCAATATGTCGCCAGCAATCTTAAATGGTGCTGTAACAGCCTTGTATGGCAATGCGGCGGCTTTACCTGCTCCATACAATCCAACATTTAATGCGCCACCAGTTGCCGCTTCTTCTGCCACTCGTTCAGCATCAAGACCGCCTTGAGCAAATGATGTAACGGCAGATGGAATTCCTGCACCAACAACACCACCACCTGTTACTCGACCAACATTAGAAAGCAAGCCAGCCCCACGCACAGGTGCGCCTACTAATCCAAGTGCCACGTTTGCAGGATCAAACAATTGCTGACCAATTTGTGAGGCAAACATCTTTGGCTCTGCGACAGCATAACTGCCAATGTTTTGTAGGTTTCCAACTACTTTTTCACCAAAAGAACGATTGCCATACAGTTCAAGTTCACGCTGTTTCTCTGCTTCTGCCTGTTGTTGGGCGGCAAGCATTTCTTGCTGTGCTTGTGTAGAGCCTAATGGTGCGGCAATGCGGTTAAACAGTCCTGTTGGGCCAGTTAATAGGCTAGATACAAGGTTGCCTTGACCACGACCAGTTAAGACATCTAAGCCTTTTCTTCCCGTGTAACCAAAGAAACCTTCTTTCTCCATTGCGGCTTTTTCAGCCTCTAAAGCCTGTTGCTGTTGGGCAGATCGTTGTGCGGCAATGAATTGGTTAGGTGAAGTAACGCCAGTTAAAGCAGAGCCTCTACCGCCACCAGCACCAGTAGGAGGCAACTTAGGTTCTTGCTGTGCAGGTGCGCCACCACCAATTAAGGACTTGAGTTCTTCAAACTCATCTGCTGTGAGAGCCATAGTTATTCCTTAATTTAAACCAAGTTGTTTGCGCTGTTCTGGAGTTGCTCGTTTAAGTAACTCATCCCTTCTTGATGCAGGAGATGCTCCCGTTGCACTTGAAGGCGTAGATTTACCACCACGGATTCCACCCGTGCCATAAACAGGCTCCATTTTATTTTCAATATAGTATTGATCTGTTCTACGTTTTCTATTTTCTAATGCAACATTAAATTTCTTGCTTAAATTATCAAGCCTTCTCTCTACAACAGAAGCGTCTAATTTATCAAAATCTGTTAATAGTTCATTTGCCGCCCTGATTGCATCTTGGTCTGTTTGAACACCAGTATTTTCTTTCAATATTGTGTTTTTCATGCCTTCAATAGTTGCTCTTAAATCTGCTTTAAGTTTTGCACTTTCAGTTGAAGAGCCTACGACTGTGCTTAAAGTGTCCCATATGTTTTGACCAATACCAAACTTGATTTCTTTATCTTTTAATGCTTGTGTAAATCTATTTATATCACCAACGTTTGCTTCAATAGATTGAACCCCAGATACCAAAGTATCTACTTTAGGTTGTATTGTTGCTGGCAACATCCTAACTTTAGCCCCACTAACAGCCTCATTTATAAACTTTTTCTGTGCAACTGGATCATTAGGATGTGCTTTTTGAGCCGCAAGCAAGATGTCTCTATCTAACTGTTGTTCAGGTGTCATTTTTGTTAGATTCATTGCTACTTGAAATGACTGATCATTAGAAGCAATAGCCGCCGCTTCATCCATTGTTTTAGCCGCACCAGAATCCATAAGTGCTTGCATCCTTGAACGCTTAACATTTACTTCCTCAAGTGCTTTGCGCTCACGCTCTTGTTGTATGCCAGCATATTGAGAAGTCTGAGCCTGCTCTCTAGCCAAATCTTGACTTCTTTGTAGAAGAGCCATGCCTCTTGCTGTATCGCCTGATTGAATCAACTGTTGCCCAAGTGTTGCATAACCTTGTGGAGAAGTTAAATCAGCCTGACTAGCCAAGTTTTGAAATTGGGATATTCTTTGTAACTGTGGGTCTTGTGCGCCCAATGCGCCAGCCAACTGTCTACCACCATAGATAAGGCTAGTACGAGCAGATGCAAAAGGATCGAGTTGAGCCAATTCTGCTGATTGTGCCAATGCCTGTTGGTTTTGTTGTGCTTGGTATGCTTCAGGAGTTATTCCAAACAAACCACCTACTATATCTGTTGCCATTTGGTTTCTCCTTATCTAAAACTGCCTGGGGCTAATGAACCAGTATCTACTGTGCCCCAACTTCCCATGCCAGCACCACTTGTATCTACTGTGTATGGATTTACTATTCCATCGTAAAAACTAGAAATTCCTCTCCCCGCTCCTTGAGCAAGATATGGATTTGATCCAATTCCTTGTAAGACATTAGCCAATGGGTTGTAAGCATTAGCGGCTTGTGCAGTCTTAGCGGCACTCATTCCACCAGCCAACAATGATTGACCAACATTAGCACCTGCCGTAGCAGATTTACCACCTAATGCACTACCAATCTCAAGACCTTGTTGACCCATCTGTTCAATAGTTCCACCCAAACCAAGAGATGTTTGGAATGGTGACAACGCACCAACTTGACCAGCCTGATATTGACCAAGCAATTGTGATCCACTGCCAAACAATCCTGCACCAAAAGCAGTTTGTTGTTGACCAGCCGCTTGAGCCTGCGCCGCCAACTGTGCATCTTGTTGTGCCAAAGCGTTGTAGTAGGCTTCCATCTCAGGATTACTTGCACCTAATCCTTGTGTGCCACTTGGACGCAATCCTGTTCCACCTACTGACAAGCCACCACGACCTGTTTGGAATAACTGGTTTTGCAACTGTGCATACTGTCGTTCACGGCTAGGCGCAAGCAAGTTTTGTTGCTGTTCAATATATTTCTGAGCCACCTCTTGAGGAGACTGAGCCAAATACTGCTGACCAAGATTAAATAGTCCAGTAGCCGCACCTTGTAATGGCGCATATTGCTGTTGAGCCATCAATCCTTGCTGTAACTGCTGTCCAGTTAATCCTTGCAATTGGTCTTGATAGGCTTGTAACTCAGGAGATACTGTATATCCAGCACCAATAACATTGCCTTGTGCATCTGTTTGGAAATTGCTTGACCCATAACGAGTAGTTACACCGACAGGACGGAATCTAGCCGCATCTGCCGCTATTCGTGCTGACTCAAGTTGTGCTTGTGCAGAGGTGTTAGCCGCACTACGAGCGGAATTACCCGCCATCACGCCACCAACTATGTTTGCACCCCCTAAAACTAACGCCGCTGAGAATGGCATATCAAATCTCCTTTGCTACCGCTACATGAGTAGCATTAAAACCAAGTTTCTCGTAAAACATTTCTAAAGACTCTTTCAAGTTATAACTCGTAATAAGTCTTTTACACCCATTGTTCTTTGCAGTTTCTTCAACAAGATCAAACATTTGTTTTCCTATCCCATTTCCTCTGCATGATGGAGTCAAAAAGAACATATCTATCTGACACCATGTTTCATCGTAATAGGGGCTTTTGAAGAACCCATAAAACGCATACCCAATTGTCTTTCCTTCATCCTTGGCTATTGCAACACGCAACTTACCAAGATACTCCTTGTTGAACATTGGCTTTTTATTCTTGAAATACTCCCAATGCTCCAACGCAATCTCGTCAAAGTTCTCAATGTCATCCAATGTTCCATCAATGACTTGTATAACTTCTTCTGCAATCATGCTGTGCGTTTCCACATATAGACAGTTATGTATGGCTGATAGTTAGCATTTGTGCCACTAGAGCCAGCAGATGCAACTGTTGTCGTTATGTTTGCAGTACCACTGTTTGATGTGATATTAAATGTTCCTTGCACATCATCTGGAGACTGTTCAGCACCAGGCGAATTTGACCCCTGAATAAAGTCGTTAATGTTGTTCCAAGTCGTTGTGTGAGTGTGACCAGAATCAGTAGAAGTAGCCGTATGCGTGTGGCTTACAGTAATAGCATCTGCGCTACCACCAGTTTCCTCTGCGCTGTCAAACAAAGCATTGCTAGAGTCAAAACCAACAGGAACACGACCTGCACCAAATGCTGTCCAAGTACCAAAGCCAAGAAGAGTGCCTGGGTTTGTGCTTGATGTAGCATTTGTGTAGATAGAGCCAACAGGGTAAAGCAAAGCAATAGCCGCTTGCACAAACGCAGTAGTTGCCAACAAAGTAGTGTTATTTCCAGCACTTTGAGTAACAGCAGTTGTGCCAGTAGGCAAAGAAGGAGAACCCGTAAAGGTAGGACTTGTTAAATCTGCCTTAGTAGCAATAGCCGTAGCAATGTTGTTGAACTCAGTATCAATCTCAGTTCCCTTGACAATCTTTAAAGCATTGCCAGAAGATAAGTTATCTTTGGTAGCAAAGTTTGTGCTTTTGGTGTAATCACTCATGATATTTTCCCTTGTTTAGCCTGTATCTCAATCTTCTGAATAGACAATGGTGTTCCATTAATGTCTGACTCATAACCAGTTTGAACAACTTTCCCAGAGCCTGTTGCAGACACAACAAGCGTTTGCAAAGCCACGCCATCGTTATATTCAGCAATAGTTGTAGCATTTGCACCATACTCAGCAATCCCATAATAGGATTCGCCCTGAGTAGGAATCGTATCGTTGTCTGACAAGTAGTTGGTCTTAAAGTCAAAGCCCCATTTGAATGTCACAGTTTGATTTGTTCCACCAATAACCACAATAGACAACTTCTTCAAAATAGAAGTTCTATTCTGATCGCCTAAATCAGCATGGTTTGTGTAATACAGCATCCTATAAGCAGATGTGTAATCCTGATAAGTGTTATACAAGCCAATATAACCATTCTTACCAATGTAGAGACTTCCATCTCTGCGAGACAAGAGTGCTGTTGGCTGAATAGAATCCCAAGTTGTTACCCTAGATGCGCCATTTGGCAATATGCCCTTGGTATCGAAGCAATAAACAGAACCAATGCTAGGCATGGTCAACAAGTAAAACGCTTCACGCTCAGAGTAAACAGACTTAATATTGGCTAATGTCTCACCAGCAACAACGCTAGTTAAGTCATTACGGATATTCTTAGACAAGTCCCTCTCAGGCGCAGACTTCTCTTGAATCGTTCTCATCAATGAACGAACACCAGAGTTGGATAAAAACAACACATCTGTGCTTGTTGTTTGAATACTATCTCTAGCAATGCAACCAATACCTTCAACTGTGTCGCTCAAGGTCATGCTAGACGGGCTAGTAGCACCTGAATACACAAGAATCTGACGCTTACCAAAGATAAACAAGAAGCCGTTATGAGCCGCCAAACCAGTAATCTGGTCAGCACCATTCACCCAAACATTGTTGACATTCAAAGAACCAGATGTTCCTGTTGACCAAACATGACCTGCAATCAAGTCACTAAAGTAAACAGTAGCATTGTTAGAGGTAGTATTAGCCGCCCACAAGCGACCAAACGCTGATATACAAATGTTTGCATCAGGCACAGTAGCCGCATAACCTGTCTTCTCAGACACACGCCTATAAGTAGTTGTACTTACGGCAGGGTCATAGATCAATGGGTTATAACCAGACTGAAAGAAGTAAGTGATTCCATTTAAAGAAGCACATTGCCAATTGCTTGCTGTGATAGTAGGGGCTGTACCCCCTCCCCCGTAGGTGAGTTCTGTAACAGCGTTTGAGCCATCCAACTTGAATAACTTGTTGTTGCCAGCAAACAACACAGTCACTGTTCCATCAGCCTGAACTAACTCATGGATAACCTTGACATCATTTGCACCTAAGTTACCACTTGAGGAGTTAACCCTTGACCAGCCCTTACGTGCGCCAATGCGTCCATACTGGTCAATGATGCAATTTGTGGCAACCAAAGCATAGCCTGCCGCCAAATCGAGGGGCGAGTCTTGTGTGTTCAGCCCGTAGAAGCCTGGCGCACTTATGCTGTATGTTGCAATTGCTTGGCTCATGTTGC